CGCCAGCCGCAGCGAAGAAGCCAGCCACGCCGATGTCGCGTGGGCAATCATGCACGCCCTCTTAAACGAACCGCTGACCGCAGGCAGCGGCCACAGCAGCCCGAACATTTTGGAGTTTTACTGATGAAATACGCGTTTACTGCTCAGCAACTTGCTGGCCTCAAATCACTATTGAACACCATGGCAACGCCTTACCAGCGCCGCTGGTACGCAGAAGGGCTGGAACATCGCCGCCGCAGCTATACCAAACACCGCCAAGCCGGGGCCGATATGTTCTTTGCGCTGGAAGGGCTGATCGACGCTCTGGAAACCGGGCGTAACCAGCACTACTTCGCCCCATTGCTAAAATACTCGCTGGCGTGGTCGCGTAAATACATTTGCCACTTTGCGGCGAAAGTCGGGATTAAAATTGCGGAGTTTGGGCGAGAAATCGCCTTCACCAATGGGGCTAGAATCGTTTTTCATGGCGGCCTCGGCCTCTCACTGACCGCATTGCACGGCAACGTCTATTTGAGCGAATACGCATGGGCGAATCATCCTTATGCCCTTTTCCAGAGCGCGCTCGCCGTTTCCTGCCATTCACGCTATCGCCTGACGCTGTTCACATCCGTATCACCCAATCCCGAGGCGTTCGCCGTGTGGAAACGCTCGCAGGCCAAGGGATTTTCACAGGTACACACGATCGAGGACACCGCCGCACAGGGCGGACTTTGGGACGTGCAGGATGTTGAAGCCCTCAAGCGGGAATGCACCCCGGAGGAATTCCGCCAGTTATATCTTTGTGAGTGGCCGCAGGAGGTGGCACTGTGAGCAAGCGCAAAGGCCGTAAGGCATTCACCACCCCGGCGCCAGCCCAGCCAGCAGAGCAGAAGCAGGATTTTGAGGCGTTTACCTTTGGCGAGCCGTCCGCGGTGCTGGATAAGCGGGAAATTCTGGATTACATCGAATGCACGACAAATGGCAAGTGGTACGAGCCGCCGATCTCATTCGACGGGCTGGCGCGCAGCGTGCGCGCCGCCGTGCATCACAGCTCGCCGATGTACGTTAAGCGCAATATTTTAGCGTCAACGTTTATCCCGCACCGGCTGTTAAGTCAGCAGGAGTTTAGCCGCTATGCGCTGGATTATCTGGTGTTCGGCAACGCCTATTTAGAAGAGCGTCAAAACCGCCTCGGCGCCCCGCTGCAGCTGAAATCCTCCCCGGCCAAGTACACGCGGCGCGGTGTGGAGCGCGGCGCTTACTGGTTTGTGCAGGACTGGAAAGAGGCGCACCGCTTCAAGACCGACAGCGTTTTCCACCTGATTGAACCGGACATCAATCAGGAACTGTACGGCCTGCCGGAGTACCTCAGCGCGCTTAACTCCGCCTGGCTGAACGAGGCGGCGACGCTGTTCCGCCGTAAGTATTACCAGAACGGGGCGCACGCCGGTTACATCCTTTATATGACCGACGCGGCGCAGAGTACCAGCGACGTTGACAGGATGCGCCAAGCCATGCGCGACACCAAGGGCTTGGGGAACTTCCGCAATCTGTTCATGTACGCCCCGAACGGCAAGCCGGACGGCATTAAGATTTTGCCGCTGTCCGAGGTCGCCACCAAGGACGACTTTTTCAACATCAAGAACGCCAGCCGCGACGATCTGCTAAGCGCACACCGCGTACCGCCGCAGATGATGGGGATTATCCCGAACAATACCGGCGGCTTCGGAGACGTGAAAAAAGCCGCTCAGGTGTTTGTACGCAACGAGCTAACACCGCTGCAAGAGCGCATGAAGGAAGTGAACTACTGGATCGGGGAAGAGGTGATTAGATTCTCGCCGTATGAGTTGCCGACCGAATAAGCAGAAAGCCGCCAGTGATTGGCGGCTTAATTTATCGTTCGCCTCGAGCTAGGCCGCATAACGCAATAGTTGCAAACACCAATAACAGAAAAATGGCGGCGCTTAAAATTCGCTGCCACCACTCATCAAACCAGAACAGCGACCCAAAAGCCGCAACAGAAAATACCCCGCTGAAAATCGCCTCCACAACGTGAGACAATCCTTTGCCGAGCTTACTGCCCCAAGACTTGAGATAGCTCATGATTCACACCTTCACAGAACATTTTCGATTTGCTGGAGTAGGCAACAAACGGTTCAAGATACTCCTCCGCAAGAAAATAGATCATGTCCAAATTTCGCGGGGTGAGTTTGTGGTACGTCGAGGGGTACTTTTCGCGCAACCGGCGCGATGACACTGCGGCTTGTTCGATAATCCCTTGCAGGAGAATAATGTTCAACCCTGCAACGGTAATACCTTTAAAAACCCATCTGAAAAGCGTACTACTGATAACTTTTTTCAAAATATGATGCGTGATCTGTTGTACCAGAATGAACTGCGTCCCCATACGCCCCGCAACATAACCTTCAGCAAGGTTTAATTTCTGTCCTAATGCTGTTTGCGTTTGAACATCCATCCGTTGATAACAGTCACGAATTATGACGGTTATTAGCTCACGCAAAGGGGCCTCAATGCCATAACCAGCGCGAATAACCTTAATGAATCTTTCCGTTTCCAGTTCATTGCGGCGTTTAAATTCACCACTACCTAACCCGGCGCCCTGCCATGTGCGGCGAGCACTATACGCGATTCCTTTGGGTAAGGACTCAATGCCTTCAAGAATTCCCTGCGCTACAGCTTTAGCATCCATACAAAGCCTCTTATCAATCATGAGGCTGTACCATATACCATGTTTGCCCAAAAATTCAACACAACAAGCCCCCTCCCATAACGCTTGAGAGCGCCGCTATCGCATCAAAGCCCAAAGCCGCCCCCTTGTCTTGGTATGGTGATAAATCACGATGACGGGACGCTGGCGGCCATTTTGAAAGTGGTTCAACACGGCTTGCGCGCAATGCTATCCCCGCCTCGCCTGCCCGCTTCATGTGCCGCTTTTAATGCAGTTGCATGATCCGGCGCGATCCGCGCCAGTGCTGGCGCAGCGGGGGTAAAATTCACACCGGATCATCATGCAAATTCATGCACCTAATTCATGCACTGTAGCGACTAGTAGTATTTACTAATTTCTGTCTGATAATTTAACTGGCTGCCCATCTCTAAGATCGACCAAATGCTCAGGTTCTGAAGCAAACCATGCATACGAGCCCCAAGCTAGTTCAGAGATTGCTTTTTTGAATGGAGCCTTACCACGATCCATGAACGCAGTAAGAAAGGCCAAATGACTCTCACTAAAACCCGCCTCCAAAGCCAATCTGGTTAATGTAACTTTCCTTTCCCTGTTTATTGGGCCATCTGTCGCCACGACTTCTGTAAAAACAACCAGCATGTCAGCACCACTACTATCATTTCCTAAATCAATTAGGATAATGTCAGGCAAAGCCTTTGATGCGTCAATTTTTAACCCCAAGGCCTGTGCTAAGTCTTCATCTCGTGCAACTACTTTATTACCGGACTCTGATAACCAAAGAATTGCTGGAGCTTTAAGAAATTTTGGTGCAAAGACTTCAATTACAGCTTTCGCAATGACACTTGAAGGCCCAGGAGCCAATGTTCTTTTTTCACCATTCGGAAATGTTACAACTACAGCATCCTCTGCAATTGCTACTCCTGACTTCATCAATCGCAACCTAGATAAAGCAGCTTTATTTAAATGTGTATCTTGCCATTTAGTGATAGCAGAATCTAATTCAGCGCCTACTAACGCTTCATCAAACAATGTTGTAAAAGATGATTCGAGACAATATTTAGGCTTAGATGATGTCGTTGGAAGACCACTACGTTCAACAACAGCACCACATGGTATAAAACCAGAGCGTATTGTTTCATCTCTGATCGGCTCTCGAGAATTAGGGGCATACCAAGCGTCTATTGGACGTTCTTTTTTACTAGAAAGTGTTTTTATTACCCACTCCTCACGACTTATATCATCGAGGAGTTCAGATTGTTCGACACCCATATCCGTAACTTGGCTAGGTCTTATCCACCGGTCACTACCTGCAACAGCACCAGCATAAAACATAACATATAACGTTTTAGCAGCTATTTCACGGATGACATAGTTCCTATTTTCTGTACCTTCAGGAAAAATGAGCGGAAGCCTCTCCATTATAACTTCTAATTTTGGAACTTTTGGTAAGCTCATTTCAAATTCACTCCATAGAATTTAGACAACGTCTTTTCAATTTTTTCGCTAGAAGAACCAGACAAAACCAGCTTCTCAAGTTTTAAAAGCTCATCAACACTTGGTAGTGGTATGGAATTTAATTCATATGCTGACACAGCTACACTTCCACTGATACAGCGAAAGGCACGATCAACGATTTTTGAGTTAAGTATCGCAGCAACCGTTTCAGGTTTTATTTGAGCAAAAAGCTCATTTGGATAAATCATGTTGATATGATTTTCAACTACAACAGCCCGGTTTTTATCAAGAAATGCTTGAGGCAACACCGCAGCTAGAAGCCGCCGACTCTGTTCTTTTGACGTTGTTCTTTGAACAAGGACGCACTCAGTAGATGTAAGCAGATGAGATTGATCTGGATGAATATCAATAAACGGAACGTGATTCCGGCGGTCAGAGCTAAAATTGAATCCAGAATTTGTAATAGACTCTGCCCAAATAAGAGGATAGCTTTTCTTCGTTGGAACAGTACGCAGTTGTGACTTGAATCTATTCCACACCAATTGCCCTGTGGATACATTATAACCAAAGTCGGATAGCCGATTAGGCATGAGCTTAATTGCGTTCAAAAATTCTGCATCTTCTGCATTTCTAGGAAGTAACCATGCACTCCCGCCATGTTCTATTTTCACATTGCCGATCTTTTCAACTTTAGCATCATTGAGGCCTTTAGGTATCAATGACGATACTTTAGACGGTTCCTCATGCTTGCCTAATCTAAATGTCGTGAGCAGGGTTTCCTGAAGAACATCATCAAAAACTCCCTCGCGATCAGAGATGAAATCAAATGCAAATGGAGTAGCTTCTTCTGTTAATAGTTTTCGCAGCGCCATAAAATACTGTCCACCAAGAAATGATGTTGGTGTCAGATACGCAACAATACCACTTTGCGGTTTTGCTAATCGAATAGCCAAATCAGTAAAAAGACCATAAAGATTAGCATGCCCGTATAGTGAGCGAGAATATTTATCCCTCAACTCAGAATTAAGGGTAACTCTACCATAGGGAGGATTACCGATAACAAGGTCAAAATGACCCACATCGCTTTGCTGTAATGCATCACCGACAATGATAACATTGTCAGGCAATCTTCTTTTAGCTGCGATACATAGAGGCATTAATGCGGCCTCAAGAAGGGCTAGGGTCATCCATGCCGCAAAAGGATCTATTTCAATACCCTTCAATCTTTTAACTAAACGTCTTAATATCCATTCTGGCGAAGAACCCTTTTCCTTCTGTAGCATTCTTAATGCGACCGGAGCTAAAAATGCACCTCCTCCACATGCTGGGTCAATGGCTGTGCTTGTAGAAAAATCAACTCCTGTACTCTCCGCCAAATCTAATAACCGTGCAACTAAGGGTGGGGGGGTATAATATGCGCCAATCTCTGAGCGGTAAGACGAAGGCAACATCACTGTATAAATAGAGCCAATCAGATACCCGGCATCTTCAACAGGAAAAGTAGCTATTAAATCACCAGTCATTTTAGCCAATTCGAGAGCATCACAAGATATCTCGGCCAAAAATACTGTGTGCGGTACTGATTTAATTTTTATTGTACTTTCCTGCGCTTGAGCCAATGAATCCCAATATGCACCTATAACATGAGCACAATACGAACGAGCGTGAGCAAGTCGGTCTTTATCCGATTTATAATTCCCGGCATAACCACGCGCCATAGCCTTACAGGTTTGATACCGCTCTAATAATGTCAACTCACTATCAGTGAGGAAATCAAATTGTTGGGCATTCATCACTCTATCCTACCGTTTATAACTCTATGTATTTTAACAACATCCATCAATTTAGCTCTATCGAACTTCGTAAGAATGTCGCGTGCCAATAGCCCCTAGGCTTAACATCTCATCCATCTAAGGGGCAGCATACAAAAAAAGTATGAATTTATAAATTTAATTATACGAACGAGTGTGTTGAATTTGCGCTCTCGATAGCTTCATCTTTGACCTGACTCGCTAATTCTGAAATCCATACAAGAGCTATGTCTTTATCCTTCGGCTGACTCTCATAACAAACCCCCAGACGGGCGATGAGTTCAATTCTTTCTAAAACAACCACTTCATCCACTGCTTGCACCCTTTCCCTCCGACGCTTAATTACTGTATGCATATACAGTATATGCCTATCAGATTTAATTTCGCAAGAAATTATTGGAAGCCAGCCCAATCGTTAACCGCTGGATAGTGCATTGAAATATCACCAAATTTGACTTTAGCGCCGCGTGCCAGTGCTTCCAACTCCGAGCGTGTTGGCTCGATGCCGTGTAGAGCCAGCTCTGAGTAAATTCTGGGAACGCGATCGCGTTCAACAGCGGTTAATCTTGCTGAAGGAGCTGGCTCTGGCCGGCTATATGGGTCAATGCTTCTCTGTTGCCTGTTTATCTGCGGAGCATTTGCCCGTAAACGCGTCATAACAGACCGTGCAACGGTCATGTCATCCCAGTCAATTGGGGTGTCGGGATGGTGTTCCATCACCGCTACGGCCTCTACAGGCCCTCCATCCTGCGTATTTTCGGCGCCACCGCTGCCGACCAACCCACAGTTATTGACAGGACTCCGAGGCGCGCCGGAGGCGCTTTTCAAAGTCAAAGGCTCAACGGCAACGGCTTTAGCGACGATGCGCCATTGCGTGGTG